GGTCGTCCTGATCCTGGCCGTGATCCTGGGGGCCCTGCGCATCATCGGGCTGGAGGCCGCCCTGGTCGTCGTCGCGATCTGCGCCGTGCGGCTCTGAACGGAGGGCGTCGTGGCCGAGCTCACCCCGAAGCGCCGAAAGGCGTTGCCAAAGTCCTCGTTCGCCCTGCCGGGCAAGGCCCCGGCCTCAGGCTCGTATCCCATCCCGGACAAGGCGCACGCCAGGGCCGCGCTCAGCCGAGGCGCCCAGCACGCCAGCCCGTCCGAGCTCGCCACGATCAAGCGGAAGGTGGCAGCGCGCTACCCCGACATCCAGCAAGCGGGCAAGCCGAAGCCGAAGGGCAAGAGCTAGGCCGTTGTTGGCGATGTTGGAGACATAAAAACGGTGGCCCAGCCTCGCTTCAGTCAGGCAACCGTCATCGCTGCGCTGCACGAGACGCGCGGCATGGTCACCGTCGCGGCGCGTCGGCTGCAATGCTCGCCGCAGACGATCGAGAACTACGTGCGGCGACATCCTGCCATCGCCGAGGCGAAGCGAGCGGAGCGTCAGGCGATCCTCGACATCGGCGAGCTGGCGCTGGTGAAGGCGGTCGAGGAGGGGCAGGGTTGGGCTGTCTGCTTCCTGCTCAAGACGCAGGGCCGCGACCGTGGCTACGTCGAGCGCACCGAGCACGAGCACACCGGGCCGGGCGGGACGCCGCTCCAGGTGATTTTCGAGACGGTGGATGATCGCCGAAGCGACGCGGACGAGGACTGACCCGTACCGGGTGCGGCTGTCGCGGACGCAGCAGGCGTTCGTCGCGGACCCGCACCCGTTCGTGCTGTTCGTCGGCGGCGTCGGGGCTGGCAAGACCTACGCCGGCGCCTGCCGGGCGCTGGCCCGCTGGCTCGGCACCCCGAGGGCCTCGCTGGGCCTGGTGGTCTCGCCGTCGTACCCGATGCTCAGAGATGCGACGTGGCGGGCGGCACTCGAGGTCTGGGAGCCGCGGATCGAGCGGGTGATCGGCCACGAGATGCGGCTGGTGCTGGTCGGCGGGCACGAGGTCATCTTCCGATCGGCCGACGACCCCGAGCGTCTCCGCGGCCCCAACGCCGCCTGGGCCTGGATTGACGAGGCCGCGCTCTGCCACCCCGACACCTGGCCGATCGTGATCGGCCGGCTCAGGCAGCACGGCGAGCTCGGCGAAGCCTGGCTCACGACGACCCCAAAAGGCATGAACTGGGTCTACGAGACGTTCGTGGTCAGCGCCACCGACCAGACGGCCGTCCACCGGGCGTCCACGGCCTCGAACCCGTTCGTGGCGCCCGCGTTCGTGGACAGCCTGCGCTCGCAGTACAGCGGCGACTTCGCCCGCCAGGAGCTCGAGGCCGAGTTCATCGCTGACCTGGCCGGGGCGCTCATCGAGTGGAGGTGGCTGGATGAAGCGCGAGCCCGACGTGCCGCCTATGACCCGGCCGGCGGGCCGGTCGTCGCCGGCCTCGACGTTGCGGGCCCTGGTGACGATGAGACCGTGCTCTGTGTGCGGCAGGGTCCCGCCGTCCTCGACCTGGCCGCCTGGCTGGATCCTGACCCTCGAGGCGCCGTCCTCGGGCGGCTCCGAGGCTGGCAGCACAAGGGGCTCGAGCACGTCGCGGTCGACGCGGCCGGCATCGGCTTTTATCTGGCCCGACACCTCGCAGACGAGGGACTCGTGGTCCGGGATGTGAACGTCGGCGAGGCGCCGCGGTCGAGAGGCGGCAGCGAGCGCTTTGCCAACCTGAAGGCCGAGCTGTACTGGAGCCTGCGCGAGCGGTTCGCCGACGGCGAAGTCTCCGGATTGGAGGACCGCACGCTGCTGGCGCAACTGGCCGGCCTCAGGTACGAGCACGACCACCGCGGGCGGGTGAAGATCGAGGGCAAGGCCGACGCCGTCAAGCGCGGCCTCAAGAGCCCCGATCGCGCCGAGGCGCTCATGCTGGCGTTCAGCCCGGACACCCCGCGGCACCTCCCGGCTGGCCTGTACGGCCTGCGGAGCCCGGCGTGACATCCCCCCGAGCGACCGATCCGATCCAGCTCGGCTCGCCCATCAGCGGGGCGCAGGTGGAGCGCTTGTGGCGCGACACCGAAGCCCGCTTCGTCGAGTCCAGGGCCCGCATTCGCAGGGCCCGTGACATCCAGAACAAGGACATCTCGACCCTGACGGCCGAGACCGAGTGGCTGACCCTGCCGCAGCGGATGATGGGCGTCACGCTGACCAACTCGTTTGCATCCCAGTACGGCACGCCCGAATTGACCCGCTACGGGCGCCCAGGGCCGTCTGACAAATCCGACGAGATCGAGACCATCCTCAAGGCCACCCTGGAGCGGCTGATCGACGTCACCGATCTGTTCGGCAAGGCCATCCAGGACGGCGAGTGGGGCGTCGCCGTGCTGCCGGCCGAGGTCGACTGGGCCTCCATGCCGGAGTACTCGGAGGACGGCTACAGCCTCGACAGCATGGATCGCAGTCCCGGGCAGCCTGGCTTTGCCGGCCGCGACGGCGCTCGATCGCGCCGCGGCTATGACAAGGCCCGCGAGGACTGGCTGGCCCAGCAGCAGTACGTCACCATCGACCTGCTGGACCCGACCGACTGCGCCCCGATCCTGGTCCGGGGCACGCGAGGCCACCGCTTCGAGGCCAGGGGACTGGTCGTGCGCCGGCTCTACTCGCGCGAGGACTTGCTGGCGACCGGCTACCGCTGCGAGGCGCTCTCGACCGAAAAGGCGGCCCTGATCCCACGAGGCGACCGCCCGTCCAGGCTCGGCAAGGGCGGCAAGCTGTGGCTCTACACCTGTTACTTGCAGCTGTGGGCCGAGGACGACCAGCGGCTGGTGCCGGTGATCGTCTACTCGGTCGCCGGCCAGACGACGTGGCGGTATGACGGGTCGACCGGCGAGGCCGAGCCCGCCGTGATCGACCTCGAGGACCAGTACGGCCTGGGCCGCCCGCTCTGGGGCTACTACTGGGGCATCCACACGGCCGACCCCGATCCGGACCGGGTCGGGGTCCCGTTCATGGACGCCTACGCGGACCTCGTCTTAGCGTTGGAACGGATGATCGCGGCCGGCGTCTTCCACGCCGAGCGGAGCTCGTACCGCGGATCGTGGGTCGAGCCGTCCGAGCAGGTCCCGCCCGAGGCGTACACCGAGACGATCGAGAACCAGCTGCGGCTGAAGCGGTTCGATCCGCCGCTCTCGGGCGAGCTCGTGACCGCGCCGGGCCGGGTGACGCCCGACGCGCCGCCGCCGCTCGGGGCCGCTGCCACCCAGATGCTGGCGGCCATCGAGCAGGAGCTGAACCAGACGGCCCCCGACCCGTCCCAGCCGGCCGGGCGGGGCGCCTCGGGCCACGCCGTCAGCCTGGCCTCCGGCTTGCTCGAGGCGGCTCACGGCGACATCCCGAGAGGGGTGCTGGCCTGTTACCAGGACCTGGCCTGCTGGGTGCTGGAGTGCCTGTGCGCCGTCATGCGGACCTACAGCGTCCCGTACATCATCGACGCCAACGCCGAATTGCCGCCCGAGACGGTCGGCGCCCGCCGCTTCGTCAGCCAGCGCTACACCCTGACCGAGCAGGAGCTGGGCGGCTCCTACCACATCTCGGCGACCTGGCGGCAGCGGCCTGACCCGGTGAACCTGACCATCACGATGGACAGGGCGAGCCGTGGCTACGCCTCGGTGGCCGACGTGCTGGAGGCGGCCGGGGAGACAAACGCGGTCTGGAAAATCGCCGAGATCATCTACTACAGGGCGGTCATGACCCCTGGCACGCCCGAAAATCTCGAGTTGAGCGCCTACGTCGCTCGGCGCCGCGGCGAGACCGAGAAGGCCCAGCAGACCGAGCTCCAGCAGAAGCAGATGCTGGGGCCGCAGGGCACGCCGACGGCCGCCATCGCGCCCGAGGCACGGCAGATGGCCGGGCAAGCGGCCGGCCCGCAGCCGCCGATGGGTCCGTCGGGCATCCAGACCGGCGTGCGTAACTCGCTGGCCGCGACCGTGCAAGGAGCGAGTGAGATGGGGCCGATGTACGCCGACCTCCAGCGCGCGGCCAGGCTGGGCGTCCGGGTGCCGACGCCGGTCGGCCCGCCGTTCCCGGGCGGCGGAGAAGGGATCCCATGAAAGCCGGGTACCCGCTGCGCGGGTGGCTTTCATGGGTACCCGAAGGGCTGGGCTGATGCCGAGGAGACAGGAGACAGGAGACAGGAGACAGCATCCGCACAGCGCCCTCCCAACGTCGCACGGCCTGGAGCGGCGAAGCCCTCCTGTCTCCTGTCTCCTGTCTCCTGTCTCCGGCTCACGGAGTGAGCCCTGATGCCGAGAGCCCTGCCCGACAGCTTCGCCTCGGTGTACGCCGTCGTCAGCCAGGACACGCTCCGTCGGCTGGGCGACACGCTCTCAGCCCAGGCCGGCCCGCCCACCTCGATCGACGTCGACCCGGTCTCGGAGGCCGGCCGCGTCACCGCCTGGAACACGCCCCACCCCGAGGCGACCGACCAGGCCATGCAGCAGTTGGCCCAGCAGAAGTACCAGGAGCACACCAGGGCCGGCCTGAGCCCGCGGGACGCCGAGACGGCGACCGCCGAGGATCTGACCCACTTCCGTTATAGAGCGCGGATGCCGCTCTACACCCAGGGCACGGTGTCGTGGGCGGAGCAGGTCAGAGAGGCCGAGCGCCTGGCTCGGGCC